CGAAGGAGGAAACATGAAAGTCCGTGACGATATCCATTTCACCCTTGCGGTGCTTTCCATACTTGCGGAGCGTGTGCCGTACAAGGAACGCTTGGAAATTTGCGGCATGATGCGGAAACTACTGGATATAAACCGTGTGGTAAAGGAGGAAACATGAAAAAGTTCAGCGTCCTCATGGATGGATATGATAATTGCTGTTGCAACATCTGTTTCCGAATTGGTAAGGTCGCAAAAATCAACTATTACACACAGGATTATGGGAGCAACAAGCGGAAAGGTAAAATCTGCAAAAACCTCCAGAAGCACCCGCACAGCATTTGGATTTGCGAGAAGTGCATGAAGGACTTCAGGAGCGAGTGGAATAGAGCGACACGCTGTCTTGGATTTGAGTATCCGAAGTATTACGTGGAGCCGAAGGAGGAAACATGATGGAGAATGAACTGAAGCCGTGCCCGTTCTGCGGTGGGTATGCTCACATAGATAAAACTAGTAGCATGACTTGTTTCAGAGATGCCGCAATCTACTGCGAAGGCTGTAACTCATGGTATGTACTGGATGCGTTCTCCGCAACCGAGGAAGATTTAATAGATGCATGGAACAGGAGAGTAAACGATGGATGACCTGATAAGACGGAGCGACTTGAAACGGCATATCAACAGCCTATCAAGCCATTATCTTTGCGAGTGGGACACGCTCGGAGTGCTTGCGGCTATTGATTCCATCCCCGCCGTGGACGCGGTGGAGCGTGGCGTTTTTGAGCAAGTCGCATGGGAACGTGACATTGCCATCAAACAACTTGCCGACATCGGCAAATCATTAGGTGAGAAGATGGATGATGTGGCAAAGGTGGTGCGGTGCCGGGAGTGCAAGTATTATGACATGATAGACAGAGACGATGTGGTAAAAGCCTGCCTTTACTGGAAGTCGTTTATGTCAAAAGACGGCTATTGCTCGATTGGAGAGCGCAGAGAGGACGGTGACGGGGATGCCTAAAGAGTACATCGAAAAGGAAGCACTATGTACTTGGTGTTTGGAAACCGGGCCGAGCTATTGCGACCAATGCGTAATGAGCCGAGACGGGATTCCCGCCGCAGATGTGCGGGAGAATGTCATAAGGACGCAGGGAGACAAGCTCCGGGCCATGTCCGATAAGGAGTTGGCGGCGGAGATTGGCAAATTTATGCCGTGCAGTATTTGCCCTCTTGATTCTTGCAAAGCGAGGGCAAACAACTCAATGAATAATTGCGTGAAGCACTGGCGGGACTGGCTCAAAAGCCCCGTGGAGGTGGAGGTGCAGGATGGCTAAGTACGACCCGGACGAGTTCTTTTCGGCGGAACGCCAGTTGACGAAAAAGTTGACGAAAGAGAAACGGCAGTTGACGAACGCCGACATGATTCGGCAGATGTCGGATGCGGAGTTGGCTGTGTTTATGACGGCGGTTACACAAAAATCAGCAGAGAAACTGTGCGAGAACCTAAAAACCGTTGATGTCGATTTGAGTAATTGCGACTTTGGCAAAGTGACAAAAGTGTATCTCGACTGGCTACAACAGGAGGTAGAACATGGCGAAAGCAACTGAGATCACCGTTGATGTTCGCGTCAACATCCCGGACGAAACCATCTGCCGCTGTCTGCGAATCCTTGAAATGTGGATGGACGATAACCCGGACAAGAGGGTAGTCATTGATACTCTTCTTGGTGATGATGGCTACCACCACAAAATCCGTGTCGAGCCTAACCGGGTCATGTCCAAAGACGAGATGGAGGCGGCAGGATTTGAAACCTAAATGCTCCGAGTGCTACTACTCATGGAAAACCATCTGGGGCAGTGACGAAGACCCGTTGTGGGCGTGCGATTACATAGGGATTGAAAACAAGCGGCGCTCATGTCCATATGGCAAAGGATGTACTGTGTTCAAGCCAAAGAACGATCGGCGGCAATACACCCCCGGATGGTTCCATGCGGGGAGGCGAGACAAATAACCGGAGAGGAAAGAAGCATTGCGTTTCTGCCACCAAAAGCGGTGGCGTTTTGCAGAATAGACGGTCGTTACTATAACAAGAACGCCACCAGGCATTGTCCACATCCTGCGGTGCAGGCCAAATACGGCAAGGACATCGTAGTAACGATCTATCAATGCAACAAATGTGCATTTGTAAAACGAATGAAGTACACAAGCATGTTGGGATGCGGTTATAAAGGAGAAACATGAAAACAGAATTGCTTAAAGTAAAGGGAGATTGGCAGGAAGTCGTTGACGATTGCCGCGTCACGGTCAGTAAACCACCGCTCGGACACGAACCGTCCATAGACTTCAAGAGGCGCGTTCTGATTGCGGAGCACAGCCCTATCCGCGACATATCATTCCGGTGGAAGTGGACGGATATCAAGAGCTGGGTCGCTACGCATTGGGTGCGCCATCATTGGGAGTGCCGCGTGTCCACACAGAGAACAGACAGGACGGGAAAGAAGCGGGACAAACTGCCGCAGGATGCGCCCGTTACGTTCACTGGCGAAGCAAACGTGCAAGCCCTGATTGATACCATGCGGAAACGTTTGTGCCATCAAGCAAGCCCGGAAACAAGAAAGTATGCGGAGGATCTGAAACGAACAATCACGGAAGTAGAACCGGAGATTGGAAACGTGCTTGTACCTAACTGTGTGTACCGTTGTGGATGCCCGGAGATGCAGAGCTGCGGGTATTATGACAGGCTATGGACAAAGAATCCGCGAGTAGTCGCAAATGACATCCAAAATAGATACGACGCATATAACGCCGTGTTTTATAAGGAGAATAATGATGATGTGTGAATCCAACGTCGAACGGCACAAGCGCGTCTGTTACGAGCTGAACGCGCTGTATGACAGAAAGAATCGGGATTACGGCGACTCGTTCCATGAGAGTTGGAAAGACTACGGTATCACTATGGCGGCGATTCGGCTCGGAGATAAGTACAACCGATTGAAAAACCTAACGAGCGGCAGCGGCGCGCAGAACGTAATGGATGAATCCGTGAGGGATACGCTGATAGACCTAGCCAACTACGCGATTATGACGGTGATGGAACTGGACGCAGAAGAACCGCGTTTTGTATCTGTGAGCGATGGCAAGGGCAGACCAACGGGGGAGTATGTAAGAGAAAATGCAGAACGATGAGTACATGAAAGCCTATGAACGCGAGTGGGAAAAGATGCTCGGCGCGAAACAGATAGAGATCACTAAGGAAGAGCGTGAAGAACTGCGCCGGCTGATCCAACATGAGAAGGAGGGTAACGAATGAGTTTTCCACCAGACAACCAAGAGGATTTCGATAAACTGGTCGAAGAATACTCCGGCAAAGAAAATACAGCGTGCATTTTCGCCGCTGCTAAATATGGCGGAAATCCAAACCAGGGTATCATAGGCGACGCAATAGCGGTAATGGTACTGCTTGTAATGCTAATCCGTCAAATCGCAAAAAACATCGACGGCAGTTTTTCGGATGTCCTCGGCGCGTTAGCAGAGATCAATACAATGGACGATTTTCAAAAAGGAGAATAAAACTATGATCGACAAAGATAAGCAGAGAGAGTTCCTGATGGCACTGGCAGGTGCGCTGTCTGAGAACAAAACCGACAAAGAGGAAGAGTTCGCAAAAACGAGCTTCAAGCTGTTCACAACGTTGGTTAAAACCGGATTCACTGAGGAACAGGCGATGACTCTTATGGCAACCCTTATTGCCGCCATCGCACACGCAAACCAATAACCAATGTACACCAGAGACGAACATCGGCGGCTGATGTCCTATCTGAACCGCGAGAGCAACAAACGAAAGCGCATGGGCCTTGATAAGAACGCACCGTTTGTGATTCAACCAACGTTGAAAGAGAGCATGGCGAAAGATGGAAAACCAGAGAAGCCAAAGAAAAAGAAGTGACTGGCAGACGGATGACTCGCCCGGCAAAGTCGAATACTGGAACATCGAAAACAAACGGTGGGAGCTGATAAGTGACCGCAATCCCGATGGTAACAACGTCAAACAAGCTACGATTGACCTTGTTGTGCAAGAGAATGAGGAAATTGCGGAAGTATATAGACGAGCCTATGCCGGACGAACCATCATCCCCGCGAACGTACCGATTGCTGTGTCGATTCGGCATTATGTAAAGATGCCAAAGGAGTTCAAAAAAGAGAAACGAGAAGCGGCGATCTATGCGTATTACTATCCAACGCACGTTGACATTACCGAAGTGCAAAAGAAGATACTTGGTGAACTGACTGGTCTTGTGTGGAAGAGCGATACACAGGTGATGTTGTGTTCGTTGCAGTTGCGTTGGCACCGCAAGACGTATGACAAGATAAGCATATTCCCCGTGTGGGATGCGGTGGATGACGGATATACAAGCGAGCCAATATCAAACACGAAAGGAGGCTGATTTATGGCTTCATACAACTATGGAAAATCAAATGTCTGCGCATGGATTCGAGACCATTTCGACAAAGACTCAACCATTGTCGATATGGGGGCTTGTGATGGCAAGTGGAAGTCGCTCTTGCCGGAATACAAGAACATGGACGCAGTAGAGGTCTACGAGCCGAACTTGCAAAACCTGTGGCTCTATCGAGAGGTATTCCACGAGGATGCGAGGGAGTTCAAATATGACTGGTACGACCTCATCATTTTTGGCGACATAGTTGAGCACATGACCCCGGATGAGGCAAGAAAGATGTTGGAGTATGCTCGCCCGCGTTGCAAGGATATGATAATTGCCGTGCCGTTCCTGTATGAACAGGGCGCAATATATGGCAATCCATATGAGGTTCATGTGCAGGACGATCTGACGGCAGAAAACTTTGAGGAGAGATACCCCGGTTTTGTGGTTCTTTGTGATCCCGGTCATAATTACAGGTACTATCACAAAGAGGACACCGCCAATGAATGATGTGCTGATAAGGGGTACGCCACAACGCAAATGGTTTGTCGATGGCTACTTAATTCCTGCGTTATTGGAAGCCGGTGTGCCAGAAAAGAAAATCCATTTATACATGGACACAAAACGCCTGGGGAATCTTGGGAGTTTTCTCGCGCTTGAAGATGTACTTCCGAAAATCGAATCAAAGAGCGTTTGGCATTTGCAAGACGACGTATATCCAGTTTCAAATTTCGCTGAACGGTGCGAGGAACTTGAGGAAATCTGCCCGGATGGTATAATCTTCGGCTTTGCACCGCGAAACCAGAGAGCCATACCGGAAGGGCAGCCGGGGCATATCAGCGGTTTCGGTATGCGATCTAATAAAGACTGGCAACTGTGGTCTTTCCAGTGCATTATGATTCCAACGGCAAACGCCATTGATGGAATCAAATGGATTCGTGAAAAGGGGGAAAAGAAATGTTTTCCAAAATCCGCTTGCGGAGACTTACAGAGCCTGTACGACCAGAACATTGGGGATGATTCGCTGTTTTTCACATATCTGGAAAACGTGTTGCCGGATGAAATGCACTACGATTGCGAATGGAGCCTTGTAGATCATGTCGGCGGTATGATAGGCGGTAGCCTGTTAGGAAATCGCATAGGCCGCGCCATGAAGTTTGCTGACAAGGCGAGGGTGGATGCGTTTGAAGATGAATGGAATGAGATAGCAAGAGGAAAAGTCTTGGATTATCTTGAAAAGCTGGGCGTAGACAGAGCAAAAGTTAAATTTTGACAACGGAAAAAGGTATAAAAAAATGCCCCTCCCGGAAGGCCGAAGCCAACCGAGAGGGGCGTTTCTTATGAGTGATTCGGTTTTACCGAACAACTTGTTTGTAATAATCGCGTGATGATCTGTCGTAGTGCCAGAGAATCAGCGGCACGTTCATACGATGACAGGCGTTTATCATAGCGACCAGAGCTTGCGTAAGCCCGGTCACATAGAGGTTCAAGGATTCGCCGTCCTTGATGTTCTTGTGAAGCCAGTCTATGCAGTATTGTTCTTGCCAGTCAACGTCAAGTATTTCATCTGTCGTGAAATCAAAATCCCACACAAAGTCTTTGACATGAGCAGGGAGGGCGTGTCGATTGTATATCAGTCCGGCTACCATTCATTTTACCTCAATCAGAAAGTTATGCGGAACGAACACTGTGCTGCCATCCGTCAGCCATAAGCCTAACATGATACCATCTGCATAGTCAATATCTTCTTGTTCGATTTCTTCCGGTTCCGGCATGGCGGTGATTCTCTCAACGTCATAGGTCGTGGTGTTGTGATACTTGGTGGTGTTGTAGACTTTTACTTTCATTCCAAATCCTCCTTGAAAGAAATAACTCGGAGCGGAGGTCGTTTCCGCTCCCGAATCATCCTGTTGGTTTCTTTCCATGCATCTTTGTGGGTCTTAGCGTCTGTCTTGATGAAATACTGCGTGTCGCCGTCATCGTAGTAGACGGAGCCGGTGTCCTTGTTGAAGCCAAACTTCATAGGCAGTCCTCCTTTCAAAGAGACGCGCAGAACTCTGCGAGTTTGCTCCACAGCACAAGTGTCTGCGTACTCATTTTGACTTCTTCTGGAACGCCGGTTTTCAGATACCACTTGTACGCCATCTTGAAAAGGTCATAGGCGTGATCACGTTCGCGCTCGGTGAACTCAGCCGCCCACCGTCTGCGCCTCCGGCTGTTCTCCCAGGTGGCTCCCCATCTTGTCTCGCAAATCATGGCATACGGGATGTTGCGCTGAACCTCGTCGCGGGTCATGATGATGTACGTTCTCACCTTCATGTGCAGCCCTCCTTAAACATCAAATCCTACGGAATGGTAAGCCCAAAACTGACCGTTCCGCTTGAACAGCTTGTACCAACAGGTGAACGACTGTCCTGTGCAGTCATACATACTCGGACGAACTTCTCTGTAAAAGAAATCACGGAAGAACGATTCCGCACCGGGGCCGTCCTCCGTGTCCTCTAACGTATCAAAAACTTCCGGGATGCTGACCAACTCGGTATATCCGTCCATTCCGCCGTCTTTGATGATACGACGTTCGCACATGAATCCCATGCCGACATCCACAAGGCCAGCAGGTCGATTGGCGTACTTCCTCAGCGCACGTTTCATTTCGATGATGCGTTCCCGAACGTATTCTGACACGTCAGACGATTCACGGACTTTCTGTTCGTACCACATCAGCATTTCGTATATGATGCGGTAGTCATGAGCGGTAGTAATAGTTCTCATGTTATCCCTCCTTACTAACAACATCATCGCAATACAGACCGCCGGACTTCTTGGCTCTTGCCATGCACCAGAGAAATGTGTCCATCAGTTCTGCGAATGACTTGTCATCTAGGTAGTATTCCAGATTCTCCAAATCCTCAGTTTCAACCGTGAGGTTGCCGTACTCGATGTCACCATCGGCTACGCCCTCCATCAACCACCCCTCAAAGACTTCTTCATCGTTGATCTGCCGGGTAAGGAACTCCATAGCCTTGACCATCTTGATGCGTTCGATTTTGTTCATGTTCAATCCTCCTCGTCAATGTCGTGCCACTGGAGTCCTCTTGCTTTATACAGCGGAATCCAAAACGCTTCGTAGAAGTCGAAACCGGCGGCGTCAATGCCGAAAAAATATCCGAACTCATCGGATTCGTAAACGTGGAAACCGCACTTGCTGAGAGCTTTGATACCCGCTTGTTCCTCCCAGATGCCGTAACCACCGTCCATCCAGTCAATATCTGCGCTGTCGCGGAAACTGAACATAGTACCCCAACAAGGGAGGAAGCCGTAATCTTCGTCCTCGTCGTCCTCGTCATCATCACGGACGGTGACTTCATGCCACGCCCACGGCTCATACTGCATCAGCTTGTCTATCATAGCTGTTTCGATGTGATCCATCTGGCTGACCCACTGTTCAGCCGCTTCCCGAATAGTAATTGCCATTGTTCAATCCTCCCTCATAAGATAGTCGAGCAGAGCCAGCTTGCGTTTCAGCTCGTTGTACTTGTCAACTGCCTCAGCAACACGCTTGGCGTCATTGTGGATGTAGCCGGGGATTCCCCCGGCCATTTCGGAAAACATCTTCTCACGCCCCACGAACTCGGCGTGACGGGCATAGATGGTAGTTGCCTCGTTTACGATCTTGCGCTGTTCACCGATAGCGGCGATGGTCAAGCGAATTTCCTGCTGCACTCTGGATTTGACGCTCATTAGAAGCACCTCCAATTCTGTGTAATCTCAATAGCGTGCTGATAGATGAAGCAATACTCGTCATGGGTAATGCTGTCATCCCATGCAGCGTGTTCGATTATCTCGTCCAGTTCGTCCAACGTCTGAGCGTTGTTGACCTTTTCAAGCCACTGTTCCATCATTCATCACTCCTTCTTCTAAGCCGTCCGGCAAGTAGTCTGCCATACCGCTTTCGTATATATCTGAGCCGTAGAACCCCCAGCACGAATCAATCTCTGCCCATTCCGGGTCATCGTCGCCGTCGGGAATTTCAGCTTCGTACAGCTTGTATCCGTAAACGTCGCCGGTTAAGAACTGATCGTACACACCAACATCTGCTTCCATCATCTCAACGGCTCGTTCCCGCCATTCATCTTCCGCAACACGGCACTCTTTCATGTACTGTTCTTTGAGAGTGACGATCCAACCGACCTGTCCGGAATCCCAAGGGCAATAGAATGGATTGCCGCCGTGACTACACGACATTGTGATACCGCTGTGGTCGTACAGCCAGAGGTCAAGCCACTCGGCGTGTGGCTTCATGAGTTTCTGACAATGCCCGATGGTAAGGTCGTCCAGAATGTAATCGGCAACCGCTCTCTGTCCGATTTCGGAATATTCCAGATATTCTTTTGCTTCATCTCTTGTCTGAAATCCCGCAAGATAGCAGGTTTCGTATATGTCGTAGCACTCCGGGTCATCCTCGTTCTGCGCCAAACGAATACCGTCAAGCTCACCGGCCAATGCCGCTTTGAAAATGTCCTCGTCAGACACGTTCTCACGAACAAGCCTTTGCCAAAACTGTTCCGGCGTTTTGTCGCTGATCTTATCACCAAGAGAGTAATGCCGATGCCAACACGCCATTATGTCTACGTTGTCCCAACCACGGGGGCCATCGTCATATCCGTCGTCCTGATAAACGTGGAGGCCGTACAGCTTGCCGTCACTCTCCCATTTGAGGGTGTCGCCGTCATACATTCGCATTTTGACAGGATTCTGCTGCATATCAATAATCTCCTTTCGCAAGATACTCGCGCCGATCAATTTCCATCTTGATAACGTCCACCGAACAACCGAAGTAACACCACTCCAGTTCCGTGCCATCTGACCTGTAACAAGCCAGTGCTCCGAATGGGTCATGTGTGATGACCCATCCTTTGTAGTGGATTTTCCATGTTCGTTTCATGTTCACCCCTCCACAATGTCCTGCAAGTTGCCAATCAACTCGTCCAGAGTGCTGATTGTTTCGTCCAGAGTGTCGATGTACTCGGACATTTGCTCACCACGCTCGCTCTCCTGCAAGCCCTCTGGCATATTCTCGTAGGCTTCTTCCTCCTCGGAGTAGACGACCTCAACGATGCTCATGCCGTCACTCAACATCTCGATGGCTTCATGCAGTTTGTTCCGTCTTGCTTTGTTCATAGCAGAGTCTCCTTTTCTTCAATTCCGGTAAGCCGTGTCACGATGTCGTCTGTGCTGCACACAATGGGTCGGGGCGTGTCGGGCGTTTTAAGATAGCCCTTGCCGAATCGGGGAAGTCTCTCGGCTCCCGACTGACCGATAAGCTGATTGCTGTCTACCGCCTTTGCCTGACGCAGACAAACGATGTTGTCCAGGTTGATAACCACGGCGCGAGGAATAACGTCATGGGTGCTACGCTGAGTACACATGATAAGCCAGACTTTCGCCGCACGACCGAGGGAGGACAGCCGCTCCAGATACGGCATACACTGTTTCTTGCGCTGAACCATAATGTCCATCGTCTCGTCGATGACAACGTACAGGTCTTTGCCCTCGTACTTCTTCACCTTGTCAGCGATCATCTGATTGTACCTGTTGTCCATCTCGTCACAGGCATCTTGCAGAGCGAACTGAATGTCGATCATCTCGTCTGCGTAGACCTTGACCTGCGGATGATCCTCATACTCACGAAGCTCGACCCGCTTGGGGTCGAGCATCATGAACTCAGCGCCCTCGCTCATAAGACGCTGAATCAGATTGTGTTCGCAGTAGCTTTTGCCAGAGCCGGTGACTCCGGCAATCAAAGTGTGTCCCTGCATATCTCAGTCCTCCTTTTCGCCACGAATTACTTCTTTCGTGAGCCGCATCTGCTCCGGCTGTGCATTGTTTACATCCTCCATGAAGTCGTACAGATTGTACTCGTTCTGTTCGGGGCCGTCGTGGAACTTCCTGCCAACGATGTTCCAGTTTCTCACCAGATACACACCGTTGTCGTAGTTGTCGCAGTCCAGACGGCAACACTGGTCAACGCCGATGCTCAAACCACCACCGAAGTAGTTGGAGATCACCTGCGTCAGTCGAGCGATACCGTAGTCGTCAGACCTGAACCCTTGAAGCTTGCAGTATTCAAGGAACGCATGAACGCTGTCATAACCACCGTTCCAGTGGAGATAGATACCGACTCGGCGGCTCTTGTCGATGAACTCGTTGCTTTCGTAGATTGGCTCTTTCTTTTCCTCATCGTAACCGATGATGTAGTCCGCATAAGTGATAACTGCTCCGTTTCCCATGTTCAGTACCTCCTTAATTCTTTACTCGAATTTTCTTTATCCAGTGACGAGCGTTTGGCTCGTTTTCACGGTAACATCTGAGCTGTTCTTTTGCTTCTTCGTAGCTATCCTCGATAAGAATCGCTTCTTTCCCGTAGCCGTAATCTGCCCAGAGTTCCCACTCGTCGTGTGTCTTTCTGACATAAGCCATCACCACACCTCCCTTACGAACTGCCTCACGATGTCCAGAATGACCGCGATTCCGCTGTCACACGCTACATTGACCGGATGGTAATACCGTCCGTTCTCAAACCAAGGCCATACGACCTCGTTTTCAGCGTCATACTCCAGTCGAACCAGAGCGTTCCTCGTTCCTCCTGCTGCCCTCGTCAGCCGAAGCGTTTCACAAAACGCATCGCAGATTGCCTGTTTGTTCTCAATCATGTTCATACCTCCTCAATCTTGGCGTACACCGGATCGGCGTACAGCAGACCCGTGAATGGATTGTCGATTGCGTGGCACAGCGTACCGTCCTGCAACCGTACCGTCACATCGTTTGCGCTTCTGTACTGGACGACCTCGACCTCGCCCATGTAATCGTTGGTTCCGTCCACATAGATCATCGCTTTTCTCATGCTGCTTTAGCCTCCTTTGCAATCGCTTTCTCGAACTGCTCTCTGAACTGAATGACTTCCTCCGTGGGAGCGCAGTTGCGTGCTCCTCGGAGTTGGATGATGTGACCATCCTTGAACTCCATCGTGTAGTAAGGCGTGTCCGGTTCGGCCTCCTTCCGAATGAACAGGATCATTGTTTCGCCATTAGCAACACGCTTGGCGTAGGTAGCCACACAATGATGGAGCGTCGCGCCCTCGTTCTTCAACTCGTCCTCGCTCTCCGCTATGCGGATGAACAGGCCGTTGCTGTGCAGGTGGAACGCTTCGACCTCGCCGTTCTTCTTGGCAAGCATCTTGATTATCTTGTTGCGCTTTGCCTTTTCTTTTCTTTCCTGCTTGTTTTGGAACTTCTTGTACTCAGCAAGCATCTTGTCGTGAGCCGCCATAAACTCAGCAGGGAACAGGTAGTATTCATCGGTCATGTTGTAGCCGAGTTTCTCGCCCCAGCCGATGTAGTCCTCAAGATCGCTGAGCTTAACGCCGCCGGCCAGATACCGTAGTATCTTTTTGAGCTTGGCAAATCTTGTCAGCACCATCACCCGATTCACGTCATACGAGCTATACCGACAAAGCTCACGCCAGTCGTCGTAGTCTGTTACTTTTGTTTTCTGCAACACTTCCAGATCGTCTATGCTCGGATTACCGTATCGCAGAAGCATTTTGTACTGTGCGTGGGTGATTTTTAGAAGGTCGATTACATTTGTTGCTTCGGTGTTTACGTCCAATTTTTCATAAGTCCGAAGATGTTGGTCAACGAGTTTCTTGAACCCAACTTTCCAGAGCATTTCCAACCACGGCATCTTCTCGGCCCACGAAACAACGCAGTCGATAACCCATGCCCAATCCTTGTACTGTTCCATCATCTCCGCAATAGGGAAGTACCGATACTTCGTGTTGGCGAACATCTTGTTCAACCGTTCGGGGTGATAGACCGTTTCAGTGTGGGGCATATAGTAACTGCTCGTGTAGCTGTTGTAGTACATCCCTCGCTTGTCACGGTAGTCCATCCAAGCGTACAGACCGCTGTTCGCTTGCCACCACATATAGCCCTTCCACTCGTCACCGTGAACATCACGGAAGCACTCGGTCACACCAATGTCTGGATTGCGGAAGTCATTCCACCAGATGCAGACCCGATACCGCCGTGTCATAAACGTGTCGCCGTTCATGCGAGGAACAACCAACCAGTGAATATCCTCACGAGCGTTGGTTGACTTCTGCCGCCCAAAATCACGCCCCTCGGACTTCTTGCCACAGACCGGACACACGCACTCTTTCTTGTGTTTGAAACTTCTCAGCGGCTCGAAGTCGGTCTTGCAGCTTGTGCAGTAGGCTTCATTCTGTTTCTTGTTGAACCAGATATAATCCTTCCAGACCGCCCTGACGAGTCTCTCGTTCTTAGGACGAGGAAAGGCCGCATTGAAAGCGGCCATTTCTTTTTCGACACGGCGGATCTCTGCTTCTCGCTCCATGTTTTGTCACCTCCTTAGATGTTGATTGCCACGAAAAAGAGCAGGAAAGCGATTGCCATATACATGACAGCACCTCCTTAGAACAAGCTGAGCTGTCCATCACCTGTGGACTCCGGCTTCGCAACAGGCTTCTTCGTCTGTCCACCAGCCGTGGACGGTTTCTTCGCGGGCTTCTTCGGCTTTTCGGTAGGCTTGGCGGCAGGTTTCGGTTCGTCAGCCTTGCGGTAGTAGTCCTCAGCCCACTCGTAGACCACGCTGTCCTCGATGGCGGCACAACCGCCGACCGCTTTCTTTCTCGCGTTGTTCTGGATGTACTGAAAGCAGCCCTTAAAGGTCTTGCTCTCTTTCAGCACATCAGCCGCAAGCCCCTCGTCCTCGTTGATGCGCTTCGTGAGATGCGCCGCAATCAGCTTGTGGTACTGGCTCGGCTTTTCTCCGAGTTCGTCGGTAAGTTTCTTGATGGCGTGTTCTTTCATGTTCACCCTCCTTACAGAATGTCCTTGATGCGTTCCAGTTTCGTTTTCAACGCATCCAAATCGTCGGTGAGTTCGTCGAGGTCGTAGTTGTTGTCGAGTTCGCTCACATCATCTTTGAGATGATCCAGTTCGTAGTCAACATCATCTTTGAGATGATCCAGTTTGTAGTCAAGGTCATCGACCTTTTCTTTCAGTTCCTCAAACTCGTTGTAAGCTTCTTCAAGCGATACCATTCGCCGTTCGAGGTCATCGACCCTTTCTGTCAGGTCGTGAATGTGTTCCGTAGCGCCGGAGAACATTTCGTCCACAAGCCCAAGGTTTAAGTCGCTTGAGGACTGTACAGCGTTGTCGATGTAGGCTTTCAGCTCAGGCATCAGCCAGGCGATCAGCATCTTCTTGATTTTCTCTTTCATGTTCATTCCTCCTCGTAGTGATAAGTGATTGCCCATCCGTAGATGTCATCGAATGAGCAGCCATTGAAGCTGTTGTACAGGTCGCTCAGACTCTCGAAGCGGTGGTTGAACACTCGCTCATTGTCGATGTAGACCGTTTCCTCTGCCGGATTCAGCGTGATGCTGACCTGAATACTGTGTTCGCCGTCCTCAGCATCGAACGTGGTGTACATCACACCAAGTTCTTCGCCTGTCTCATAGGCGTGGTCGAACTCGGCCTTGCTTTCGGCATCATCGGTGTGGAACTCATAATCGCAGTAGTCCACATACCAGTCACGGAAATCTTCGTACATCATCCCCTCCCAAACACGATGAAGATGTTGCCGTTCTCCACACACATGATGCTCTCCACATCGTCGGCGGAGTGAATGTCCATCTTCTCCAGTCGCTCCGCTCCGAAGCGCTCCACATACTCGTCATAGGTCAGTTCAAGCATTTTCGTGTTCCTCCCTTTCTTCGTAGATGTTTAGGAACTCGCCGCCATCAACGATTTCGATGTACAACGGGTTCCAGTAGTTGTCGGCCTCATATCCGTGAATGTGTTCGGGGAACTCGCCGCCAACCCACGGATTGTTGTGGCAGCGAATGAAGTCGTCCAGATAGTACCGTCTGTTGTTCCACCAGAAAGACGGCTGGAAGTCACGGGCTTCTTCGTGTTCATCTTCTACACATTCGATTTCGATTGGTTCGTCGTTTTGCTTGATGAAAGGCATCTCATGCAACCCTCCTTAGTTCAAGATTGAAACTCACATAGTCACTGCTCACTTGTACCTCGTCAATGGACAGCGTGAGGTTGAACCGGCTGATGTATGCTCTTTCATATCCGCTTTCGATCATCGATTTGCTGTCAACACCCATAGAGCGGAATCCGAACGCCCACTCGTAGCCCTCACCACGCTTGACGAACTCAGGCAGGTCTCGCTTGTAGCTGTCATAGTCGATAAGCAGGTCGGATGCATAGAAATCACACTTGCGTCCGGCTTCCTGTATCAACCGATTCCAGATACCGCTGTCGTTCACATCAACGTGGTCGGCTTCTTTCCAGTAGTATCCGTTTGTTCTGATAACGAACTCGCCGTGGCTGTAATCCATCACGCTACCTCCTTGTTAAACTCTCCAGGGTACAGCTCAATCATCCTCACAGGCATCCCCATGCCGGTTCTCAGCGGCTCATTGGTCAGCCAGTTGACCGACCAGATGTAACCGCATATCGCAGGGTTGTACTCGTTCTGGATGACATACTCGCACAACTCCCCTTTTACCTCGCTCTCTGTGCCGTAGTCCATGAGATCGCATATCTCGTAGCCCTCATACTCTCTCACATCCCGGTAGAACTTAGAGGGGTCATACCGTTTGGTATGCCCCTCCAAATCGTCGGCTCTCCTGTCCAGTATCAGGTCAATAATCATCACGCTGCCTCCTTAACAGCTCCAAGCCCTCTCAGCTTGGCCATGAACTCCTTGCCGTCCTCGTCCGTGCCGTAGACCTGCACGGCATCGCCACGCCACTCGGTCGTGAGATTGCACATCTCGGCAATCATGTTGACGATGATGTGGTCAGCATCTCCCATGTCCAGGCTGAACAGCGGATCGCTCGGCTTGCTCTCGGCTTCCTCGGCAGGAGCGGCTTCATCAGCCGCCCCCGCTTTCTCCACGATGTACCCCAGAGCTTTCTGTGCTCTCGCCGCCGCCTGAACGATCAGCTTCGGGTCGTTCTTCAGAACCCCCGACCAGTTCTGGCAGTATGCCGTGTTGTTCTTCTCGCTCCGCTCCGTGCTGACGGAGAACTTGTTCAGCAGGAACGCCGCCGTCAGTTCGGCAACCAGTTCCTCCTTGGCATACTCACGGCTACCGAAGTCCGTGCTCAGTCCACGGTTCAGCCGCTTCTCCGCTCCGGTGCTGTGACCGGACTCGTGAGCGAACGTGGACAGGAACTCAGCCGTTCCCTTGAACTGCTCACGCTTCCACAGGCTGATTGCATCCCTCGCAGGGTTGTAGCTACCGGCACACCGCTCGTTGTCGTAGCTGACCTTGATGCCCTCGTTGCCGCAGTACCGCATCAGCAGACTTTCAAGGTCGGTGTCCTCAATGGGAACGAGGTCTTTCGGCTCGTCCTCGTCCTTGGCGGCAGGGAACGGCTTGCCGTCCTCAGTCTCGACCTGAGAAACGTGCCACACCCTGTAAGCCATAGGCCGGCATCTCGTCATTTCGGGCTTGCCATCGGCATCCAGAATCACGTTGCCGTCCTTGTCCTTTTTCTCGTGGGGAGGAACCCAGCCGAACACCCACTCAGACTCGCCTTTCTTGGGATGACCGCCGACTTCCGCCCACTGGTTGTAACTGGCGTACTCGCCGCCATGCTTGAGGATGAACTGGTTGATCAGGATATACGGCTTCTTGTTCTTGCGGTTGTAGGCAGGCTTGCGCTGACCGAAGAACGGCTGCTCCCAAGGGATGATGCCGGCATCAAGGCTCTGGATGACCTTCTCCACGATGACCTTGTACTGGAACTCCACGTTCGCCGCATCCTCGCCCCAGTCCACGGTCGGGTGCTTCGGCTCTTTCTTGGGCTTGTCTTCGACAGGCTTCTCGGCAGGCTTCTTCTCGGCCTTTTTTGCCTCCATGACGATGTTGCCGTCCTCGTCATACTTAGCGATGGGCAGGTTCTTCTTGGCGGCTTTCTTGTCTCCGAAAGCCTTGCTCTTGACCGCTTCGGCGGTCTTTTTCTTGGCTTCGCTGTCGTAGGCTTCCACCGCCGCCTTGCGGGTCTTGAAGCCGTTCATGATTTTCATGCCGCTCGCAGGGTTGTCCAGTACCCACTCGCCGGTATGCCTGTCCTTGCGAACAGCGCAGTTCTTGTCGATGCTCTCGCCAGTAACCGGAACCTGTACGGCCTCGCCGTCAAACTTGCAGACGATGGTGTAGTTGATCTTCTTGTTGGTGGTTTTCTTAGCCATTTTAATAATCCTCCTCAGAATTGTAGTTGTAGTCGTAGTCGCTGTTATTCTCCCAAATCCGCTCCGCATCGGAACGGCTCAGTCCCAGAATCTCCATCAGTTCGCTCATTACGCCGCCCTCCTGTTCAGCACGACTTCGCCGTGGTCGAGTTTGTAGATGGGCTGAGCCATCTCCATTCCGCAGTCGTAGGTCTGCTCTCTCACGACCTTGACAAAGCCGTACTTGGCAGACAGCTTCCGAGCATGGTTCACGGCCCCCTTGCGGGTTTTGAAGCCGCGCTCATAGCAGGGGTAGTAGTCCTTGTCACGGTAAGCCATGACGGTGAATGTGGTGGTGTAGTCGTATCCCATGATATTGTCCTTTCTAGCCTGTCATCTTCAGTGTCGGGAGGCCATCCCCAACAGACGCCCCAAGACGGGGCGTTTCGACTATACAAGTGCCAGTATGATTGCGGCCGGCAGTACCGTCAGCACGCCGACTACAACCATGCCGAGCATTTCCCATAGTTGCTCTTTCATGTGCTAAAGACCTCCTTATGCGGGGGGCGTTTGTGGTCGAGTTGTTCTGACCGTAGCCAGTTACCGCACTCCAAACGCCCTGTTGTGTCAGGCAGGGACAACCCAGTTTCCGCCATGTTTGTACGCCACGCTGTCCTTGTACGGGATGAACAGATACCCGTTTGCTCGGATTTCCCACCGCTCGGTCTTGCCGTTTTGGGCGGTGCGCTTTTCAGCTTTGACCTTGCGACCTAATGCCTCCGAAACCAGACTCTCAAAACGTTCTATACTCATGCTTACTTAATCTCCCCGTCAGCGGTGTAGTAGCGGCGGCGGTAACGCTTGCCGATGACTTCCATCGTGGCCTTGATAATCTTGCCGTTGCCGGAAATGTCGGCGTTCATGCCAGTTGCAGACAGCTTCGTGACAGCTCGCTTCCAAGCGTTGGCATCACAGCCCAGAAGCTGGAGCTTCTGACCCTCGATGTCCTCGGAAATTCCCAGATACTGGCAGACTTCCATGAGGGCGTTGATGACCTTGCGGTTGCTGACGCTGGACTCCACTCCGGCGCGCTTGCCGTAGTCAGCCGCCAGAACAGCCTCGGCAATAGGCTTCATGATCTCGCTTACTCGCTTGTTCTCGAATCCCTCGATGCCCTTAGAGGCAGGGACAAACTTCCAACCCCTCTCGGTCTTGTCGTACATGGCACGACGGAGATACTGCTGGACGGACTCGACGTTGATAGACTTCTTGGGCATGGTTATTCTCCTTTCGCCTTATGGCGTATAAATTTCTAGGCTTTCGCCTTGGGATGGGGCTATTTTTATGCCGGATAACCCCTCAGAAAACCGCTCGGTGCTGGGATTTTTTGGCGATTTCGACACGGCAAAACCGCCTTTTTTGTCTCGCAGAACAGGGTACAATGCCCCTGTCTACGGCGATTTATTCTCGCAGAAACGTCGCATTGATAGACGGGACAAGTCACGGCCTATCGTCGTTTCTGGACGCTGACACTCTTTTCCCTCGTAGCTTTCAAAGTTGGTCTAATCAAGCTAATACTGGTACTTTTCCCTCAAGCGTTCCACTAGCACTTCCTACTAGCACTCCGTTCACGGTGGAGCTTTTTCCCTGACTGAGTCATTACGGGTTCCCATACCTGCCCACTTTAGGCGTTATTACACACTGACCCTAGGTTGACTGGACTTGCCGAAAAGCCTCCCTCTCGGTAGTTTCCCCTAGATGTGTCCCTATGACGCTGACTATGCTATCTCCAACTAGCTAGACTAGTGCCACTATGGGTGTTGTCAAGGTTCTGGGGTGACTAGGGAGTATGTCCACAGCCTAGTCTCTGTGGGGTTTGATGACTCTTAGTCGTCCAGTGAGTCACTCTGGGGTTTGGTAGCTAGTAACCCCCACGGTACGAGCATCCGTGACGCTTGGGGCGTGTCCTCAGCGGCTGTGCTTGGGGCGTGTCGCTAAGGACAATCACATCAAACATCTGAACAAAATTATTTGTCAAGCATTTTCATAATTTTTTGTTCAATATTTTCAAAACATAGGCGTATCAACGGGTTGACGGTGGGGGGAAATACGCACACATGGGCGCGCCGGAAGGCCCCCGTGACCAACTTTTTCATAAAAAGCCCCACCATAGCGAGCTGCGAAAAATTTTTCCAAATAAAAAAGACCATCTGGGAGGACAGGTGGTTTTTGGTTTTCTGTATAAAAAAAGACCGCCCGATGATCTGGGTGGTCTAACTGAATGGCGTGTGATTGGATGGGACTGGTTGTCTGCTGAACGGTGGTGGTCGTGGTAGACTGGTTGTCTAACTACCTGCTACTACCTGCTAACAAGTAGTGCGGGAAGCTCTAACTTTCAAATTGCGCATACGCAAGACAGACATACCTGAAAGGGGAGGGGGGGCATAGCCCCTCCCCCTCCCCGTTAGGTATCTGTATGTCGGTCTCAACTACTTGCTACTTGTTATCTATATATAAGGATTTCCGCGGGTAGCGGCTAGTTGATTTAACGTGTGAAAGAGTCGTTGATATTACTGGGTTTGCGGTCATTCGTAGTCGGATTCGTCATTTTGGGCGATATTGAGGGCGATTTGGGCTTTGTCGGAGAGTGGAAATTCGTCGAGATCGAGGATAGGTTCTTGGATGCCGGGAACCCAACCGGAGTTGCCATAGCGGTAGTAGCCGTGGTAGGTGAGTTCGTTTTCGATGATATTGAATATGTGGCGTGGGGAGAACATACGACCGGAGCGGGTTTTGATGCCGCGTTCGTAGAGTGCTTCACCGATAGCCTGGGCGACCATACCGGAGCGGCGCATACGAAAGACATCACGGACGACCTCTGCCTCGGTTGGGGAGATGACGAGTTTCTTGTTCTCTGCGTGGTAGCCATAGGGAGGACGGCCGGCAGCATAACCACCCTTGGCGGCTTTTTGGATTTTACCGCCCGTGGTGCGGATGGTGATGTTGCGGCGCTCCTGCTCGGCGACAAACATCATAAGGGCTTTGTAGATACCGCCCATGCCATCTCCGAGTTCATCATCACGCTCGGTTGCGCTCACAAGGGCGATGGACTTCTTTTCCAGAAGCATGAGGATGTAGTAGTACAGCTTGATGTCACGGGCTATACGGTCTGACTTCGCGCAGATGACACACTCGACAGGCGGGTTGCTGACCTCGCCGTACAGAAGCCGGTTCAGAGCCGGGCGATCCTCGCGTGTGCCTGAAATGCCGGCATCTACATACCAGTCTGTAATGATGTAGCCGTTCTTCTTGGCGTATTCCTTGATGATGTGCTTCTGTTCGGGCAGACCAAACTTGTCCTCTCCTGCCTGCATCGCCGAGCTGACACGACAATATCCGACTGCGTTCTTCATTCGATTACCTCCTAATCACGCTTTGTGAACGAATTATAATTTGTTTTGAACGAATTGTCAATAGTGAAATTTCAAATGTTGCTTTATTGATAACGGTGTGTTATATTATGATTACGATGGGTAAAAAGTTAGATAACTTATATAATGCAAGGCGCAAATTGGAGCCGGACAACGACACGGCTGTACCGGCACATCGGGTGGCGTATCGGAAGTGGTATTGCGAGACACCGGGGGTGCGAACCATGATGAAGTGGAGCGGAGCGTTTACGCCGAGCCTGTGCGCGCCGGAGATTTATGGGTACAGGCGCGTGAGTACCTATAAGTGCGAGATCGACCAAGAAGAAGCGCAAAAGGCGTTCATGGTGATTACCTTGAAAAAAGCCGGATTGACCGATGCGCAGATAACGAGAGGAATGGCTGCAAGGTATGGCGAAACCGCCGATTGGTGGAAGCAGAAGATACCGCAGATATTGAACGGGTACAAATACTATTGTGGGCGCCATCTGGTTTACAACGGTGACGGAGAGGTGGTATATCCACCGTTCATGGAGCCGTGAAACATGTATATATGTCGTGTGCTCGTAGCGCCTCGGCTAAACGAGGTTGTGGGTCGCTCCCACAGCACGGCTAGAGACAGAAACGCTTGCGGTCAAGGAACCACCCGCAGATGGCACAGCGTTGCGGAATGGAATCGCTAGGCCAACGATTTCGTTCTATTTAGGAAAGCCATCCCCAAAACTGGTAGACGTACCATCCGTGGAAGTCGGACGGATCAAGACCGATAGAGACCGGGTTTGAGAGGGGACTTCACCTCAGTAGGAGGGGCTGTATCCTGGAGCGGATGAGACCGGCACTTGTATAAGCCGCTCCGAATTTTATGCTTCTTTAGCTCAGTTGGTAGAGCAGCGGACTGTTAATCCGCGTGTCGTAGGTTCAATCCCTGCAAGGAGCGCCAGAAGGTCGGTTCAATTCCGGCTCGTTGGTCGAGGTCTGGTGAGAAGGGATGCGGGTTCGACTCCTGCTGATATGTTCCGATGGCCGTGGCGAAGGTCGCGGATAACTTGTGGTAAGACAATGACCCGTCTGCATGGTAAGGTGGACGTTAAACTGCCGAAGATTCCAATATATGCTGGCGTAGCGCAGTTGGCTAGCGAGAGCGCCTTGTAAGCGTTAGGTCGTTGGTTCGAGTCCAACCGCCAGCTCCAGTAGCCCGTTGCGGTCTGAGGACAGGCAATGAAAGCTCGGTTTCTGCGGAGACAATGAGAAAGGCATGATCACGCTTCCGTAGCACAATGGTAATGCAACGGTTTCGTACTCCGTAGATGGCTGTTCGATTCAGCCCGGAAGCTCCATGGAGGATAGGTATGCCAAACAAGCCGGACGAGAAACCGAGACAGGCCAGACGGAAAGACCCAAGTGAGAGATTAAAGAACTGGCTCTGCATCTGCGAGGAAACGAACCAGAACATCACGGGTACGCGAGGACTGATGCTGTCTGCCGTGCCGAAAGGACGCAGAGGTATTTTCGTAGTGCCGTCAATGTATTTTGATACGCTGACGTTCTATGACCCGATATTTCGGAGGTTCAAGCCGGAGGCCGTGTTGCTGAACAGCGACTATGCCATGTTCGAGACACAGGGCAAGTACATGAAGTTTTTGGAGCTGTGCGAGTTCCATTACCTCGATATTAAGACAAGGCTGTTCGTCATCAATCAACGGTGGGAAAAGCGGATATACCGGGATAACCAGTTCGATTGGTATTCACGAGCGAATGTGTGGGATGAGGAGAAGGATATAAATGCCGGCGAAGAAGAACAATACGCAGAATATTGACCTGACACCCATGATGGGTGACAGCGTGCCGGAAGAACGCCGTAAGCAGAACACTAATTATATCGTACATACCATGCGGCTGAGTGCCATGACACCGATAGACCGAAGAAACGCCGAACAGATCAGAGAACGGACTATTGAATATATGCAGGCGTGTATCGACGATTGCATGAAGCCGAATATGGTTGGGTATGCGTTGGCGTTGGGTACTGACCGCGTTGGTTTGCAGCGGATGTTTACCGACAGGACGATCAACGCGGAGGCGTATGCCGAGATTGACCGTGGCATGACCATGTTGGAGAACGTTATGATTCAACTCATGATGGACTCCAAGATCAATCCGGTTACGGCGATTTTCCTGCTCAAAAACCATTTCTCGTACAAGGACGCTTCGGATGTGAATATTCACGCCGAACAGGTTGAGCGGGTTAACCCCACAGAGTTGGAAGATAAGTATGCAAGCGTTGTGATTGATGTGGATTTGGAAGAGGACGATGGCAATAAAGACATCTATCAATTCGCAGAAAGCGTTCTCGCTGACGAAGCGAATACTGAAAACAATTCAAAAACAGCCAGATAACACCGACGCCTACTTTGACTACTTCACGGCGGTAGACAGTTTCAAGGACGCGCAACTTGCCAACGGCGTTTTGAAAGATGCCGATACAAGCGTGAGATATAAGGACATGACACAGGAGATGCAGGAAATCCACTACGATAACCGCAGACTCCAGAGGGTAATCAAAGAGGTCATGTTCAACGGCGGCGATGTCAGAACGTTCTACAATCTGTATGGCAAGTCTTTGCTGTTGGAAGCGCCGTACAACGTGGAACAGTATTTTCTGTTTCTGGAACTTCAAAGAGCGCCACAGGAAAAGTTCTATCAGCCTCGGATGAAGAGTTTGCATCCGCTCGTCATGGCGTTGCAGGAACTTCTGGATGGTGATCTGGACGAGCTGTTTTTGAGTCAGCCGCCTCGAACGGGCAAGAGCACTACGTTGATGTTTTTCGAGACGATGATGATGGGGAAATATCCTCTCGGTTCAACGTTGTACTCGTCCTATTCCAATGGCATTACCAAAGCGTTCTACAATGGACTGTTAGAGGTCATGCGTGACCCGGTTACATATCAATGGGATAAGGTGTTCCCTCACTCGCGTATCGTTCAAGTCAACGCGCAGGATCAGACCATCAACCTTGTGAGGAAGTCGAGATTCTGCACGGCGACCATGCGAAGCATTGACGGCACATTGAATGGTTCATGTGACTGTGACACGTTGATGATTGCCGATGACCTGTGTTCCGGTATCGAACAGGCCATGTCAAAAGACCGCATGGCGAATCTCTGGATGAAGGTGTCCAACGACCTTCTGGCGCGATGCAAACAGGGCGCGGTGAAACTCTGGTGCGGCACTCGATGGGCGCTGATAGACCCGATGGGCGTTCGCATGGAGATGTTGGAGAACGACCCCATGTTCCGGGATGTGCGCTGGAAGTGCGTTAATCTGCCGGCACTCGATGACAACGACGAATCCAACTTCGACTATGACTATGGCGTTGGGTTCAGCACGGAGTTCTATCGTCAGACGAGGGCAACGTTCGAGCGGAACAATGATATGGCGAGTTTTTTGGCTCAGTACATGGGACAGCCTATCGAGCGTGAGGGCGCGCTGTTCTCGTCCGAGGATATGCGGTTCTACTCCGGGGAGCTGCCGGAGGGCGAGCCGTCCAGACGGTTCATGGCAATCGACCCTGCGTGGGGCGGTTCGGACTTTCTGGCCGGGCCGGTGTGCTATCAGTATGACGACGATGTGTATGTGCCAGATGTGGTGTTCTCCAACGAGGACAAACGCACGACCATCCCGCTGTTGGTGCAGACCATTGACAGGTGGAAGGTTGGGTATGTGCAGATCGAAGCCAATAAAATGACGGAGGGATTTGCAGATGAATTGCAAGAAGCCTTACGACAGAAAGGCATCAAATGCACCGTTACCACGAAGCCCGCGCCGACTACGACCTCAAAGGAACAGAGAATCTTTGACAGGGCGCCAGAGATCAGAGAATCTTTCATCTTCCTGTCAAGTGGAAACCGAACGACCACCTATCAGCAATTCATGAATCAGGTGTTCTCATTCACGATTTTGAAGAAAAACAAGCACGACGACGCGCCGGATAGCCTCGCTATGGCGGCTAACATGGTGTTTCGCCGTGATAACAATAGAGCGCAAGTATTCAAACGATTTATTTAAGGAGGGTAACAACATGACTGACTACGAAAGAGATGCGCTGAAAAAGTTTGACCGGCTCGAAAAGAGCCTGGTCGATATTGCGGAGGCTCTGAAAGAACTTAGCAAGGCTCAGAAGAAGCCTGCCGGCACGAAGAAGTCTGTTGACACGGAGAAGTAAGTATGCCAGACAGCAGAGATTTGTTCGGACGCACTATTATCTATACAGATGTTGACGAAATCGACGCGTCCAACATCGTAGCTGTGCTGTCCGACGCAGTTGATACACACGAAACCAATCTGGAAGAGATTGATTACCTGTTCGATTATTATAGGGGC